ATGCCAGTTGTAATGTTCAACTTGCCTTGCCTGACCTGTGGGTAAATCTGGTTGGCAATGGGGTTCATGTTGTAACGCTTTGCAGCCTCCATGAACACATCTAGCTGCTGGTCGTTCAGGCGGAACTTCTCCCGAATGAACTGCACCTCTGAATCTGTAAATGTCAACTCAGACATTCGTATCTCCTTCTAATGGTGTTGTATCGAATCGCGGGCAGAATGACTCTGCCTCGCACAGTGCACACTTCGTTGGCTCAGGTATCGTTGGGAAGAACCCAGCCTTGTACATGTTAACACGGTCCACCAGAGCACGCTCAATATGTGACGTGTCATCCTCTGTGTACTGTGTCGTCTTCATGACTGCCCGCAGGGGCCTGTCGTCTCCTTTGACAAACTCACGCTGCTCTGACTTATCATCAAACGTGACCGTCTTGCGTGTGTATGGTTTGAGATTGGGTAAGTGCAACCAGATCAGCTGCGCATTCTGCGCGTCCGGCAGGGGCACATACCCAGTCCAATCGTCAACCAAGAACCTGCCCTTGCGTGCCATCAACCAATAGGTTGCAAATTGCAAGTTGCGTGAAAGGTAGGCTTTGCTTGGTGATTCAAGTCTCCACTTCCAGTCAATGATCAGCAGCCTGTTCTTGCCGTGACCAAATGCGTTTCCGGAATCCCGGACAATCAGGTCCGTGTGTGACGCAAACTCGACCCCGTTGATCTCCATCTTGCAAGGTGTCTCGCACCCAACAAAGTCAGTCTTTGCAAACAGCGGGCCCAGCCTCTGGATGTAGCGATCAAGAACGGTGCGAACTTCCTTGGTAATACCGTCGCGCCCATTCTCGACCGCATCAGTGAGGATCCTTTGGTCCTCCTCAAGATCCTGCATGGTCTGTTCCCATGCGTAGTTCATTGCATACTCGGGAGCGTCGGGGTTCTCCCAGTCCATTGCCTCGTGCATGTACCTGCAAGCCGAGCCCGCAACCATGCCCCTTACCAGTGCGGTTGGTGCGTGAGGGAGTAGCTTCCCCTCCCATCGCAGCAACACACGGCGGGGGCATGTGTCTGTCAGATCAGTCGTGTGCAGTTCAGTGACGGGCAACTCCATGTCACACCTCTCTACCTTTCTGCAACTCGCCAGCAATGTCATCGATGGCCTTGGAGACCGAATAGCAAGTAGAGAGGCGGGGGTTGTTGGCTACTGGGTCAACAACCACACCCCGCACGGTTGCGCGGCTCAGGTTTGCACGCTTGGCAACCTCGCTCACGCTGATCCTGTTGGACTGCATTGTCTTGCGCAACCCAGCAAAATCGAAACACCCGTAGTCGTCGGGCATGGGGGAAACCTTACTTGTGATATCTGAAAGCATGTTCGCTCCTGTGTTGAAAGTGCGTGCACATAAAGTCTCGCAAAGCATGCGCACCCCGCCTTGCGATCCCATCATCATCCACCGCGGGTCAGTCGTTCCATGGCTTCCTCAAACTCTTGCGTCTTGGTAGCCCGCTTGTACTTGCTTGCAATCATCCTCGAAAGCGTGCCCTTGGCGAACAGCACTTCGTCGGGATCCAGTTCGAGCATCGCAGCAATATCCACGTTCTCCGTAAGCAGCATTGCGTGGATGTAGTCAGTCTGGCGGGCCAGTGTTCTCTCGATGTGGTTCCACAGAGAGAGTGCTGGGTTGTCCTTGGACCAGTCGGCATTCCTTGCCCTTTCGTAGTCAACGTAGTCAGGGCTCAGCCAGCCCTCGTAATAACAAAGCAAAGGGAATATGTTCTCTGCCTGATCGCAAAGAAACGAGATTTCACGGGACGCCTTAAGTATGTCTTGATTCATTGTGTATCTCCTTGGTGCCGGTAGTGGCAAGTTCATTGTACCACGCTGGACAGAGTTGTCAACAGAAAAACTACCCCCGCCCACAGGATTTAGATGGGCAGGGGTAGGGAAATGGAGTCCATTCCATCTCAGCTAAAGTAGGATGTGTTCCTTGATGCGATTTGCTTGACCTTGCGCAAGTGTGTTCATCACAGAACAGAACGTCGTGTCTGCGTCGGTCGTATTGCCTTCACCATCAGGTGCACCAACAATCACGCCGTTGCCGCAAAGCACAGGGACACCTGTGATCAGTGAAAGCAGGGGATTGATGGGTAGGCCGTGAATCATGCCTTCTTCGTTGACATAGGCGGACATCCTGCGTCCGTTCCATGTGAAGTCTACAGGCTCAATGTATCCACCGACGATCTTCTGGTAGTCCTCAAGGCCGTCGTGCACTCGCTTGACCTCGATGGATGTGTCGGCGTTTACGACAACGCAAAGGATGCCGTTAGAAGGTAGGGGTTCAAAATCTGTCATGAGTCTCTCCTTGATCGGATTTGAATTCGTTACATATAACTACACTGTCAAGTCCCGTTGTCAACCCTGTAATTCAGAATTAACCATAACGGGCCAAATTTGTTTCTTGTGATACCTGTTGCCGAGCCTGTCAGTGAACACCGGCACGTCTGGGTGCATGGCCTCAAACTTCTCTCCATGCCGCTGCCGCCTCATGTATCCACGTCTGTAGTGCGGAGACACTGGGCCCCTGCCACTACGAGGAAGCATGCTCCCACCCTCAGTCACTATCTGCTCCAACGACCTACGCACCGGAATCGGGCGGGCTATCTCTGCTGCTACAGACATGGGCGAATCGCCCTTGTGTTCTTTGCGCATGGCAGAGTTCTTCTTCTTGCCACCAGCCCTGATGTACTTGGGGTTCGAGTTTGCAAGGGACATTGCATTCAGCGCCCACCTGAGCCCACCTTTGACCATTGGCGTGTCTTGGTTGGTCCTTGCAAGTCGTGCAATAGCCTTTTCATACGTCTCACTGTCGGGCATGTTTACAAGACCACAATCTTGGGTAGTACCTTCAGCGAGTCTTGAATGGTCAACACACCACAGAATCGTTGATTCGACATAGTCTACTTGTGAAGGCTTCATGCCAATCTCTGGTTGCCTGCCCCAGACACAACTGCACAAGTAGATATTGTTTGTCAAGGAGTCTGCCAACATAACCACAGGCAGAAACTTCGCCCATTCACGTGCCCGGTTGTCTTCGTTCTCTGGGTCACCGCAGTTATGAAGCAACTCAGACGTATACGGTGAAACCTCAACCCATGTGCGATGCCAAATCAACCAATTGACAATGGTGTTCATCCAATATACGTCGATTGACGGTTTGTCAGGCACGAGGACTTTCCCAGTAACCATGTCACGCATGACCCGCATAAAAACGCTTTCAGGGCTAGCTGGGTCAACAGCAGAATCGTCTGCCAAGTCCTTCAGCTTCCGCTTAACCACAGAATGTGGGTGGGTCTTTTCGAGACGATCTACAATGGTATACAACCCTTGCATGCAAAAACCAATTTGAAACAGGAACTCGCGGCCAAGCTGCACACGGGAGTCTGGCATAACAGAGCGGCCAATGGCAATCACGTCGCGCTTGTATTTCTCCACGCCACGAGGGGTCTGCTTGTAATTAGATGGCAGGCATTCACGAGCACCAATGTGCCTGTGCTTGTTCGACATCAAGTAGTCGTGCCAGAACCCGATTCGTTCGTCGGCACCGTCTTGGTAATTGTCACCGTACATGTTATCTCCTTTGACTTATCATCAGCCGTCAAGCCCGTACTGTGCACCGGGCCCAAGGCATCTTGTTTCCAATCAATCAACTTGTCAGTCAACACATCCAAGGCCTCGCATTCAGATGCAGATGGGTGGGGGGCGAACGACTTGCCCCCGTACCCATTAGCAGCTGCAACGCAAGAGTGTATGAGCCTTTCCAGCTCGTCCTCTGATAGTTGCAAATCGCACCTCATTTGTATGAGTCCCAAGTTTTTACGTACGCTGCTTTAAGATTGTCTGCAATCTTGTAAAAGTCTTCTGCAATCGCTGGTAGGCCATCAACCACATGTGCATCACCACAATGGCGCAGACACATGACGACTTTGGATGCTTCGTCGCGGGTCAATGAAATGGTGAGGACGCTGGAGGTTTCCGCGTCACGTTCGGTCGTTGAGGGAGTGACCTGCTCCTTGTTGTCGATATTAGTCATATTCGACATCCTTTCTGACTGGGAGACCCAGTGCAATTGCAAGCGCTCTGGCGTCATCTTCGTCGTGGCCACCGATACGGAAGTGTCCACCACGGTCGTACACAGAGAGGGCTGTAAACTTCTGTGTCCGCCAATCCAGATACGCTAACTCGGTGCACAAATCGTAATTCTTGTCTTCTGACATATCCCAGTGATCAACATGGCTGAGCCCAAGTCTCTGGCAGAAGGAAAAGAAATCATCGCGACCAAACCCGTCGAGAAACCCTACAAGGCTGGTGCAATTTAGTGCGCCTGATCCAGCAGCATCGATCACGCATCGTGCTGCATCTGCAAATTTATCCAAGGTCTGTGTCATCGGTGTTCTCCTTTGGTTTCCAACCACCGTTGTTGTCGATGTACGCAACCCACTGTTGCGCACTCCATTGCAAATGGTCACCCTGTGGAACAGGGGCATACCACGTCCACTCACTGGACTCAAAGTCTTCAAGTGCTCGGATCTTCTCTTGCTGCGTCGGTTGCATCGTCGGTTTTTCTCTTGCTTAGCAAGGTGCGAGTTCTTTCCAAATTCTCTGTTTTGACATTGCCGTTAGTGGTGATCTCTTGCAACACTTCAACGATTGCATCGATAGCTGCCTGTATGCGTGGCCGGAATTGCATGGGTCTCCTTTCACGCCTTGTAGTTGTCGTTGAGGTAATCCTGCAGCCACTCATCCAAGTAGTTGCACTCGTCAGCGTTTCCGCCGTTGAAGAATGCAAAATCCTTGCTAGTAAACAAATCTTTCTTCGCCGCAGCCATGACCTTCGTACCGTGCGCAATTAAGACTTGTTGCGACGTAAGGTCGGTGTCCGCAAAGCCCACCGTTCCATTCAGATATTCGCCGACAAACTCCCGGAAGTTACACATGTTGTCATCAAGAGCTTCGTTGTGGGAACTTTCTGCCTCCATTTCACACTCGTCGTGGCATTGGCAACCGTGATTATCGAGCCAATTCCGCACCATTTCTTGGAGGTC